AGAGGAGAAGAAGGGATACCGGAAAAGTTAAAAAAGGTAGTAAAGCAGCGAAGCGACGAAAGTCGTATTGCGCTCGTTCTGCGGGTCAAATGAAAAAGTTTCCTAAAGCTGCTAAAAATCCCAACAGTCGTTTGCGCCAAGCTAGAAAAAGGTGGAAGTGCTAATGGCAACAAAGCAAGAAAAGGAAGCCTTACAAAGTTTAGATAAACGTGTCTCTGTTATTGAAGCGGTATTAAATCGCCTTGAAAACAACCATTTAACACATATGCAAAAAGACATAGACGGCTTAGATGTAAAACTTTGGGCAGTTTTAAGTGGTATGTTAATGCAATTAGCTGCCGTGGTGTATTACTTTATTACGCAGGGGAATGTATGAACAGATCATCAACGTCTAAACAGTTAACCGGCAATCGTAAACTTGCACAAGGGAAACGTAAAAAGAACAAAGGCTGTGGCGCAATCATGGCAAACCGCAGAAAAGCAACACGTTATTTTGTATGACTATTCAAGCTTGCTTTACCGGAGTTGAAAAACAAGTTTGTGAAGAATTACGTGCATGGTCAGCGCACGCATTAGAAAAACCAAATGAATTTTTTAACGATTTACCGGCGTGTCCTTTTGCTAAAGCAGCGTGGGCGCAGGATAAAGTAGGCGTAACTTTTAACTATGGTTCTTGTAAACAATCGTTGTATACTTTAATTTCACAGTATCCGAATGAGCTTGACGTATGTTTGTTGGTGGATTTTGATTATTGTAAAGAGCCAGAAGAGTTTCATTATTATTTAGGGCAATTAAACAAAGCCGTAGCTAACGGCATGTTTATTGATAAAGATATATGGCTGATGGGGTTTCACCCAGACGATGAACCAGAGGAACAAGGTTATGGTGAAGCGGTATTTGACCAAGAGTTTGACGGATTGACCGACGCCATGTATGCGGTAACTTATGTACAAAGGTTATCTAAATTGGAAGAATCAGCAGAAACTTTACGAGCAAAAGGTTATTATTTGTCTTATGCAGACAATAAAGATGTAATGGAGCTTTATTCTCAACGAAAAAACTTGTATAGGGGTTTAAAACATGGCTAAAAAACCGGTTAAGAAAGTGAAGAAAATGCGTGGTGGCGGCATGGCCGCTAAACCAAAAGTAGGGGTTAAAAAAATGCGTGGTGGCGGCATGGCTATGAAGAAAATGCGTGGTGGCGGCATGGCGGCTAAACCAAAAATGGCAATAAAAAGAAAACGTGGCGGAAAGGTGAAAAAATAATGGCTAAACCCGGATTGTATGCAAACATACACGCAAAACGTAAACGAATAGCTCAAGGCTCTGGCGAAAAAATGAGGGAAAAAGGTGCAAAAGGTGCGCCTTCCGCAGATGCTTTTAAACAAGCCGCTAAAACTGCGACCAAGAAAAAGCAAGGTGGTCCAGTTCGTTTGCACGTACAAGAAGCAACCACAGTTATAGATTCGCCGAGAGTGCGGGGATATAAATAGTGGCAGTTTCTGATTCAAAAAACTTTGAACTAGATGTTGCGGAATATGTAGAAGAAGCGTATGAGCGTTGTGGCTTAGAAGTTCGCACGGGCTACGATTTAAAAACAGCCAAACGTTCTTTAAATTTAATGTTGGCGGATTGGGCTAATCGCGGTTTAAATCAATGGACGATTAAACAAACGACCATTATAACTGCGCAAGGCATAGGTGATTATCCGGCAGGAAACTTAAATATAACGGTAGGCGCAAGTGGTTCGTTTTCTGTGGCGGAAACAATCACAGGGGGCACGAGTGCGGCAACAGCAAAAATCACTAATTTACCTTCGTCCACAAGTATGGCAATTACTATACCTACGGGAACGTTTAGTAGTGGTGAAACGTTAACGGGAGGTACAAGTGGAGCAACAACCACGTTGTCTGCGGCAGTAGACTTAACCCCGGTTCAATCTACCATTGATATTTTATCGGCTGTAATTCGCCGGGATACGACGGATTATGGAATTACGCGGATAAGCCGGGATGCTTATCTTAATATTCCCAGTAAAACACAGCAAGCAAGGGCGTCGCAGTTCTTTATAGATCGTCAAATAACGCCCGTGTTAAAAGTGTGGCCTATTCCAGAAAACAGTACAGACAGTATTATTTTTGATAGGTTAGTGCGTATGGACGATTCGGACACCTATACTAATACAATGGATTTACCGTTTCGTTTTTACCCGTGTTTAGCCGCAGGGTTAGCTTATTATTTATCAATAAAAAAAGCCCCTGATCGTATACAACTGTTAAAAGCGGTGTACGAAGAAGAATTTGAACGTGCGGCAGCAGAAGATCGTGATCGTGCTTCCTCGCAAGTGCAACCAAGTTTAGCGTATATGAGGCTTAGATAGTGTCAAAATATGCTGTAGGAAACAAGGCTTACGGGATTTCAGATCGTTCCGGCTTTCGTTATCGTTTACACGATATGAAAAAAGAATGGACAGGCATGTTAGTAGGTTTTGATGAGTGGGAAGCCAAACAGCCACAATTAGAGCCTTTAGGTAATGTTATTGACGCACAAGCGTTAAAAAACCCAAGACCAGACAGGACCGAAGTATTAGATGTTTATGCGGGGGTTCCTGTTATAGAAGGACCTACGTTTAAATCTATAAAAGGTTTTGGACAAATTGGACAGGTTACGGTAACCACATGAGTTTTACATACACCCAATTAAAATCAGCCATTCAAGATTATGCAGAAAACGATGAAACGTCTTTTGTAACCAACCTTCCTGTATTTATACGCGCTGCTGAAGAACGTATTTTAAAAATGGTACAGTTAAGTTTATTTCGTAAAAATGCGTCTGGAAACATGACCGCATCTAATCAATTTTTAACCGTTCCTACGGACTTTTTAGCCCCCTATTCGTTATCTTTTACAAATTCTAGTAGTGAAAAAACTTTTTTAGAGTTTAAAGATGTTAATTTTATTCAAACATTTAACCCCAACCCGGCTACTACGGGCGATCCTCGTTTTTATGCTTTGTTTGATGTAACTAATTTTATTATTGGTCCCACACCAAGTGCTTCTTCTGATGTTGAAGTGCATTATTTTTATCGTCCAACCAGTTTAACGGCAGGGGCAGACAGCGGTACTACGTGGCTTAGTGAAAATGCAACGATTTCCTTGTTGTATGGTTCTTTAATAGAGGCATACACGTACATGAAAGGGGAACAAGACTTAATAACTAATTATCAACAACGTTTTATGGAAGGAATTGCAACTTTAAAACAGTTTGGTGAAGCTAAAGAAGTGACCGACGAATATATGAAAGGGCAAGTAATTAGGCCAAAACAATGAACACAGAGGCGTTAGGGGTAGGGTTTGGACCAGAATTTAAAGTTTCTGTTCAAACAACAGAAAAACGGGGTTTTACCCCGGAAGAGGTGGCTGAACGGTGTGCTGATAAAATTATTAGTATTTCAGACCAAGCCAACCCCATAATACGAGAGCAAGCGCATACTTTTAGAAAGTATTTAGTGCAAACGTTAACACTATATATGCGAGAAGCTATTAAAAGTGATCGCACGACGGTGTACAATACGTTACTAAATGCGGGACAACCAGAATTAGCAGATTTAATTAGGAGATTGTAATGGCATTCAGTGGAAATTTTATGTGTACCAGCTTTAAAAAAGAGCTTATGGAAGCTGTGCATAACTTTAAAAACTCTGGTGGCAACACCTTTAACATTGCATTGTATACCAATAGTGCCAGCTTTACTGCGGCTACTACGGCGTATACCACCAGTAATGAGGTGAGCGGCACAGGTTATACGGCAAAAGGTGCTTCTTTGACTAGGGTAGACCCAACCACAAGTGGCACTACAGCTTTTACGGATTTTGCTGACGTAACGTTTGGTTCATCATCCATTACGGCTAGAGGTGCTTTAATCTTTAATGACAGCGCAAGTGGGGACCCCACGGTCTGCGTTTTAGATTTTGGTGGGGACAAGGCATCAACAAGTGGAGATTTTACTATTGTATTTCCAACAGCCGATGCAAGTAATGCTATTATCAGGATCGCCTAATGGCCGATGCTTTAGTCACATATATTGGCTGGAATAGTTCTGGTCAAAGTTGGAACGGTGGCGCTTGGAACGTAGATCAAGCTATTACGGGTGCTACAAGCGCGGTAGGTAGTGTTAGTTTTGAAGGCGATGTAAGTGCTGCCGTTACTGGTATTGCAGCTACAGGTGGTGTAGGTAGTGTTACCGCCACCGGCACGGCATCTGTTTCTGTTACAGGGATAGCGGGAACCGCAAGTGTTGGTAGCGTTACGATTGACGGTGATGCTAATGTTTCTGTTACAGGGTTGGCGGGTACGACCGCTTTGGGCACAATTAGTGTTGTACCTCAAGTTCAAGCATCTGTCACAGGGGTATCTGCAAGTGGTGCAGTAGGTGGTGTTTTAGTTTGGAATGAAATTAACCCCACTGTGGGAACAACTTGGACAAATATAACAGCATCTCAAACCCCTGATTGGGTAGATATTGCAGCGTAGGTAAATAATTATGGCAAGTACATATACAACAAATTTAGGTATTGAAAAGATAGGCACCGGAGAGCAGTCTGGAACTTGGGGTGGCACTACTAATACGAACTGGGACCTAACCGACGAAGCTATAAATGGCATTATTTCTGTTACATTATCTTCTGCCGGAAGTTCAGGGTCGCCTACTGCTTTACCGATTACCGACGGAGCAAGTTCAAACGGGCGAAACAAATTTATTGAATTTGCTGATGGCGGTGATTTAGGTGGAACGGCGTATGTTCAGTTAACCCCGAATGACGCTGAAAAAATTGTATTTTTTAGAAACAGCCTTGCAGGCAGTCGATCTGTCATTGTGTTCCAAGGCAACTACAGTGCTTCTAACGATTTTGAAATTCCAAACGGTAAAGACATAGCTTTAAAATTTAATGGCGCAGGAACCGGAGCAACCGTTACACAACTTTTTGTTGATTTAACTGTGGACGGCATGACCGTAGGTACGGGCATTGCGGCGGACACCAAGATAGTTTATGACGGCAACGCGAAAGACTTTTATGTGGGTCTTGATGATTCTGCTGATAAATTAGTAATCGGGGAAGGTTCTACCGTTGGAACCAATTCGATACTCACCCTAGATGATGATTCCGTAACAGTGGGTGATGGAGCGGCAGTTGATACTAAAGTGGTTCTT